CAGCGACAGCGTCGTCTCAGGAACCGGTATTGGTTCAAGTGTCGCGGGTTTCGTATTTTCGGAATACGCGCTCGCAAACCCCTCAGCCTGGGGCTACTACAGGCCCATTCTGGAAGAAAACAACGGCTGGGCGGCGTTCGTCTCTACTCCCCGTGGACGCAATCATGCGCTCACCCTGTTTCAGCACGCCCAGCGAACCCCAGGCTGGTTCGCAGAGCTACTCACCGCGGAAGATACTGGCGCTATCTCACCAGAAGCTCTTGCCGAAACCTTGAAGGAATACCTGGCGCTGTACGGCGATGCCGGCCAGGCCATGTACGACCAGGAGCTAATGTGCTCGTTCAACGCCGCCATCCTCGGCAGCTTCTACGCGAGCGAGATGGCGAAGGTGCGCCAGGAGGAGCGTGTGCGTGATGACGTGGTGGCGCTGCCTGACCAGTATGTGCATCGCGCCTGGGATCTCGGCGTTGGCGACGACACCAGCATATGGTGGTTTCAGGCCCAGGGCGCCCAGCTGATCGTGCTCGACCACTACGCCGCATCCGGCGTCGGTCTCGAGCACTATGCCGGCGTGATCGAGAAGAAGCACAAAGAGCATGGGTGGCTGCATGGCACAGATTACGTCCCGCACGACGCCAAGGTGCGAGAGTTCGGATCAGGGCGAACCCGCGTGGAGACTATGCAGGGCATGGGACTTCGACCCGCTCTCGTGCCCGATCATCGCGTCGATGATGGTATCAACGCCGTCCGTCGCTCATTACCTCTTTGCGTCTTCCACTCACGCTGCGAGGAAGGAGGCCTGTCGGCTCTGGAGCAGTATCGTCGCGAGTGGGACGATGACAAGAAGGCGTTCCGCGCCTCGGCGGTCCACGACTGGACATCGCACCCGGCGGATGCGTTCCGCTACCTAGCCATGTCCTGGAAGCCGGCGCCGCGCATCAGGCCGCCCGAGCCTAGGCAAGAGGGCTGGCACATACCGCCGCCGCGGGATGAACGGCGGGGAGGGCTGCGGCTATGACCGACGCGCAACTAGACCTCGCCCACAAGCTGGTGTCGGAACTGTCGATGTACGCCTCGGCGATCGATCATCACGGCTACGCTAGCGTCTCGGCGGCGATGCGCAACGCAGCCTCGCTGTTGCAGGTGATGGTGGACGAGGCCGAGCTGGCTAATGCCAAGGAGCTGGCGACGGAGTTGATGGAGCGGCGACGGGAGAACCCCTCACCATGACTGAATATGACGGCGCCGACGCCCCGGTCGAGGAAGATATCCGGCACGATGATCTGGAGTTCAACCCGACACTCGAGCCTAAGTCGGCCAAGGCCTGGATTAACCTGCTGCTGGAGAGCGAGGATGCGTTCGAGCCTTGGAATGCACACTGCGACAACGTCGACCGGATCTACGCCAGCCTCGAGAAACTGTCGACCAGTGATGCCAGTCGGCTAACGCGCGAAAAAGAATATCAGATGTTCTGGGCCAACTGCGAGGTGTTGAAGCCCAGCATCTACGCCAAGCCGCCTGTTCCCGTGGTGGTGCCGAAATTCAAGGATCGTCGCCCGGTCTACCAGGCAGCATCAGAGCTGGCCGAGCGGTGCGCGGTGGTGGCGTTTGATCTCGCCGGCATCAACGAGCTGATGACGCTGATCCGCGACGACCTCAGCATGATCAGCCGCGGCGTGGCGTGGTGCCGTTACGAAAGTGGCAAGGGCGGCAAGAGCCACTACAAGCACGAAAAGGTCTGCATTGACTTCAAGAACCGCCGCGACTTCCTGCACTCGATCAGCCGCACCTGGCGTGAGGTGACGTGGGTCGCCGCGGCCAGCTACTTAACACGCAGCGAGGCCCGCGAGCGTTTCCAGAAATATTCCGGCGACGAGTACCAGGACGCCGACTATCGCGTCGACAAGGACAGTCAGGAAGTAGGCGGCGCCGACGCGCGCGAGCGCGCCAAGTTCTGGGAAGTGTGGTCGAAGGACGATCGGCGTGTTGTGTGGGTCGCCGAGGGCTGCGAGCATATCCTGGACGAGGACGACGCGCATCTCGACCTGCGTGAGTTTTTCCCGTGTCCGAAGCCGGCCTACGGCACGGTGCAGCGTGGTTCGCTGATCCCGGTGCCTGACGTGATGCAGTACCGCGACCAGCTGGACGAGATCAACGTGCTGACATCGCGCATCCATGCATTGAGTGATGCGCTCGAGGTCAAGGGGTTCTATCCGGCCGGCGGTGGCGAGCTGGCCGATGCGATACAGACAGCCATCAAGATCAAGACGCCTGGCGAGGTGCTGGTGCCCATTAAGAACTGGGCCACCTTCGGCGGCACCAAGGATATTCTGATCTGGATGCCGATCGACATGATTGCGCAGACGATCACGCAACTCGTAGCCCTGAGAAAAGAGATCATCAGCGACATCTACCAGATCATGGGCCTAAGCGACATCATGCGGGGCGCCACTGATCCTAACGAGACGTTGGGCGCGCAGCAGCTCAAGACGCAGTACGGCTCGACACGCATCAGGGACAAGCAGCAGGAAATGGTCCGCATCGCGCGCGACCTGGTGGAGATCACGCTCGAGATCATCACGGAAAAATTCGATGAAGTAACGATGATCGAGATGAGCCAGACGCAGCTGCCTACCGACAAGATGAAGCGGGAGGCGTTGCAGCAGCTACAGGCGCAGGGCGCGCAGCTGATGCAGCAGATGCAGCAGGCGGCCCAGCAGCCCCCGCCACCGCCGCCCGAGCCAGGCCAGCCGCCGCAGCAGGATCCCAACGCCGCACTACAGCAGCAGATGCAGCAGCTGCAAGCCAACATGCGGAAGGTGGTAGAGAAGCCGACCACCGACCAGGTATTCAAGTTCCTGAAAGACAATCGCGCCAAGTCGTTCGTGCTCGATATCGAGACAGACAGCACGATCCTGCAAGACGAGAACGCCGAGAAGCAGCGCAGGACCGAGTTCGTGCAGATGCTGGGCGGGCTATTGCCACAGCTGGCGCAGATGATAGCGGCCGATCCGCAGACGGCCGAGTTTTGCGGCGAGGTGTTAAAGTTCAGTACGGCGCCATATCGTGCCGGCCGCAGCCTCGACGGTGCCATCGACAGTCTCATTGAGCAGATGAAAACCAAGGGTGAGCAGCCCCGCGGCGATGACCCGACGACGGCGCAGGGCAAGGTGCAACTCCAAATCGAGCAGATGAAGATCCAGGCGCAGACGCAGACCGACGCCGCCAAGCTGAAGCTGCAAGCGGCCGAGCTGCAAATGAAGGACCAGCACAAGCAGGCCGAGCTGGACAACGAAAAGGCCATCAAGCTGGCCGAGATGCAGGCCCGCAAGGGTGAGCAGATGTCGGAGATACAGCGCACCAACCAGGAGGCGATGCACGATCGCGAGACGCACCAGGCCGAGATGATCAAGAGCCAACAGGACATCGAGCTGCAACGGCAGAAGGCTGATCTGGCGATGAAGGCGCATCAGCTCAAGACCAGCCAGGCGCAGCAGGGTCATGCGCTGAAGCAGCAGGCGTTGAACCAGAAGGGGTTTGGGGGAGGGTTGCCAAATGCCTAGCGCAGACGACTGGATCCTGGGAGCGACGGCCGCGCAGGGCGCCTATCAGCCTGTAGATGCGCCATGGTTGCCTGATGTAGGCGGGCCGGCGATCGGTAGTGGCGGTCAATTCTCGCCTGGCGTGCCGGTAGTCAATCGCGCTGCCGACAGCATCAGCAAGGCGCTGTTCGTGCGGTCACCGGAGGACAACAGCCCCTCGCCGGTGCTCTACAGAACGGCGGATCCGCGCTTTAGCATGACGCAGCGCGATGTCGACCAGGCCATAAACATGGGGCTGGCGTTCTCAGGCGGTGGGTCTGCGACCAGAGCGGTTAAGGCCAAGACACAGGCGGATGCTATTCCGAAAGCCCCTGGTAACAAACCAGCAACGGCACCAGAACAGATTGACACCTCTGGCTGGGTGAATGCGCCGTATATTACCAGCCCATCGCGCGTGTCCAACCCTGGTGTCTATAAGCGGCCCGACGTGATAGCGGCCGAAGCAGCGGCAAGGGTCGAGCCAGAGCATCCGGCGCTCAAGCAATTATTCAATGTTACCCGCCAGGATCTCTACGACATCAGCCAGCAGGGCCGGCGCCAGGGCAATATCGAAACAGACCTCTGGCAACCTGGCCGGCCAGGCCGGCCCAACGAGGCCGCGCTGCGGGTAATGAACCCGGCCAACGAGCAGCGCATCATCGACACGCTGGCCGAGGCGCGCAAATACCAGGGCCTCGAGCAAGGCATGGTCCCCTGGTATGTGATGGATCCCGCCTATCAGCGCATGGTGCAGCTGGTTGGTCCTGAGCGCGCCGCGAAGGAATATCGCGACTTCAACATGAGCATGACACCGTTCTCGGCTGGCTCCAGCGTGCCGTCCGAGATCAACCGCGGCACGGCTGCTAACATGATGCGGATGCGCGGCGAGTATCCGATC